ACCACAACAATAACAATCTAATTCAGATACTTTACGCATCCATTCTTTTTCTTTTTTAGTTGCTACTTTTTTTTTTGCCATACTATCGCAGTTTTACCATAAGGTGTTTCTCGTCTAATACCACTATCCTCTATTAAACCGAGAAGTTGTAGTTCTCTAACCCTAGCACATACACTAGATAATGGCATTTCTAACTCATCAGCTATTTGATAATTAGTTGATGACTCAGTTTTAATATATTCAAATACCTTTTCTCTTTTAGTTTTTAATTTAGGCTTTTGTTTGTTAAAAGCAGATTTACTTGTATCTGTATAATTGTGTGCATTATAATCTAAATCTAATTGTATTTTCATAACATCTCCCTTTTTTATACAGGGTCATTTAAGACCCTGTATATTTGATTAATTAAAATGGTGGTAAGTCATCATCAAAAGATTCATCAGGTTGCTTTCTAGCAACTTCAACCTGTTGTGGCTGAACCTGTGGGATGCTTTGACTCATAGGTTTTAAACCATCTACATTTGGTTGAGGTTTATATGGCTTAATCATAATAAAACTCAAAACCATTTGAAAATCTCCTTTGTCGTATGGTTTAGGATTTTCAATTTGTTGAGTCTTAGCCATCCACTTACCTGTATAACCTTGTTTAACAAAGTTTTGAACTCCCTCTGTTAAATACCATTCATTTATTTGTGATAGCTTATATTTTTTCTTAGTTAAGCTACAAGTAAATAAACTTTTTGCATCAGCTTTGTATTCAAACTTAGGAGATTTATTTCCTGTAGGATTCAAATATAAAGTTAAAGCACAAAAGGGTTGTTTCTGTTGTTGGTACATTAATTGCTCCTCTCTTTGTTGTATTCCAAGTTTCTAGCCTTGAAATCTTCTTCTAGGCTATTAAGATATTTACAAGCTTTAAAACCTTTTAGGTATTTAGGCTTAATTTGAAATATCCTCATATTAACATCTTTGACAGGCTCTTTTGGAATATTAATAACTGCCAAAAATTCTATTTTTAAATCAGTAGAATCTTCCACTAATTTTTTATAAGTATGGATTTGTATTGGCATATCAGGGTAAAAATCCTTAGATGTTTTAAAATCTAATATACCAATCTTACCTTTATATTTAACCAAACAATCCAATGTTCCACACACATCAAGTTCTTTTGAATAATATGTTTTCTCTGTTTCAATTACCTTGATTTTTTTCTTATCCCAAAACTTCTTAAACTTAGCAAACATAGTTTTAAGCGGTTCTGAGTGTGGAGTAATAACTTCTTTACCTAAGATATAATCTTCAGCTAAAGAGTGCATATTAGTTCCAATGTGCATAGCATTTTCTTTGATTTGTTTTACTCTGTATTTAAGATCATCCATATTCTGTTGGATTTCATCAACAGGTTTCTTATTGTGTTTTAGCATTTGTCCTAATGCTTCATAAACACAATTTTCACTCCACCACATTAAAGCACCTTTACCAAATCTTTCGCTTATGATTGTAGTGACTCCTTTTTTCTTCAATCCATTTACAGTATATCTTGCTCCTCTACCTTTAGGATTAAACTCTATTTGATTACCATGTTTATCTTTACTCTTGACTATCATTTCCATTCCTCTCTCTCTTTTTGTTTAAGAACTTATAACCATTCTCAGTAATAGGTTGAACAAAGTAATCTCTATCACAATTAAAGAACTCACAAAATTTAAGTTCATTCATTACACTTACAGCATTTACTCCTTTTTCATATTTTTGTATTTGCTGAAAGGTTACCTTGATTGCTTTGGCAACTTTTGTCTGAGTTAGGCCACGCATTAATCGCATCTTCTTTAATTGCAAACCATAAATCTTTTTCAAAACTTTGTCGTTTTGATCTTCTGATACACCAAACATATTTAAACATGGTTGAATCAGATAACTTATTTCTGCAATTTTATCTTGGTTTTTTATTAGCATAAAAAGCCCATTCCTTTCTTTGTTTCTCTGTCAATTTATTAAACGATTCACTAAAACAAGTCCGACAGAGTAACGACTCATTCCATAGTAGTGAATTTCCAAAAAACCATGCCAACTTATCAACTTTGGTATTGAAACATTTTGCACACATAAAAGCTAGTTTCTTTGCTTTAGGTATTAATTTTGGCATATCAATTTAATACCGAGTGGCCACGATTCACTAAACATTTTCTATAAATAGATTCATGTTGAGTATCAGCAGTTGGGCTTTCAATCCAAAAAACTATTCCACCCCAAAAAGTGCTATTTTGATCTGCTACCATTTTACAATGTTGCAAATCATTTGTTATTTCTTTGGCTTGGTCTGTATTGAAAGTTCCTGATTTTCCAGCAGTATCAATTATAGGATTATAGGCACACCCATTTAATAGAGTGCAGACGAGTATCGTCATTAAGTACATTTTTTTCATAACTGTTATCTCTCTCTCTTTAAATTGCTAAAGCTGGATGATATTTTATGTTGTGTATCTTCCATGCTAAAGCTTTTTTGTTGTACCTTGCTTTCTTTAGCTTTTCCAACAGGTCTTGTTCTCTCACTATCTGCTTGTCGTACTTTGCTTGAAGCTTCGGTAGTTGCTTTTGCATCTTGCTTCTTCTCCTTTACAAAGTTTGCTACTGAATCAACAGTAGTTTTGGGATGGAACACCACCCCAAAATCTTTATACATTTCTTCTAGCAAATTATATGACTTATTTCTAGTGTTAATTGTGAATATTAATCCTTTAGATTTAGACATTATTTGCTCTCCTTTTTAACTCTATTAAAATCAATTTTAAGATGTGGTTGATCGTTGACCATAATCTTATTAATTTTAACTTCTAACTTTTCATCATCTTTTAATCTATCAAGTTCTTTTGCAATTCCTTGATCTATTATTTTATTTAAAAAGTTAAAATAATCAGACTTACCCATACTCATTACTGCTAATTGCTGTAATGCTTGATTCATAAGTTGATCTTTTATTATATTTTCTTTAGGCATTATTTATCTCCTTTTAGGTTGTTGTTTTTATCTACTATCTGACCTGTATCTCTACTTTTTGGATAGTAGCCCTCTTGATTAATACTGTTTTGCCATCTTGCTAATCTCTCAAACAATACTTCATCAAAGCTTTCCCAAGTAAAGTAATTTGTAGGTAATAGTTCTCTATCTACATTTAGTTCAATAGGTTTTGCACCCATTCCAGCTACTATTACTCCAAACTTTCTTTTGGGATTATTCAAATCTGTAACTTGATATTTTACTGTTACAAAATATTCTTTTGAATAATATTTGTTAGGTCTTTTATCTCCAATGCTTGTGACCTTAATTAAGTAATTACCTGATTTAAGTTCAGATAATTTTTGATTTAGATTATCCATTTGCTCTCTCCTTTTCTAACTTTTCTTTGTTTTGATCTATATAACTTTGGGCTTCTTTTTTTTTAAGAAAATAATTATCCCTACTAATCCAAGTCTTATTATTAATTGTAATCATATAATGAAATAGTCTTTTTGTTCTATGTACTTTATTTATTCCTATCATTATGCTCTCTCCTTTGGTGTTGGTTGTAGTTTCCAATTTTTTATAGCTGTTTGGAATCTGTCAATATCAGCTTGTATTTGGTCTTTGTAATCAGACCAAATTTTTACTAATAACTCTAAAGTTATTTTACTTGTATCTAATGGTAAATCTTCTCCTACCATCTGTCCTGAAAACATAATAGATGGTCTTTTCATTCTTCTTACTATTGTATGAACTTTTTTAATATCTTCAGGGCAAGTTTCATCTTTAACATATCTTGCAAAGTATTTACCTGAATCTCTTTCTTGTTGTCTATATTTTCTAATCATTTCGTTTGGTAAATTTCTGTATTCTTCTTGTGCTTTTTTATAATCAATAATTCTATTGATTGCTCTTTCAACAGAAGAAGCATCAGGCTTTTCTTTTAAAACTTCTTCTAATAATGGTCTTAAAACTTTCTTAACATATTCTATTTTAGATTTAGGAGATTTTTCCCAACAATGAAATCTTGCACCAAAGCAAACATTGTTTCTTTGACCAAAACCAATATAGAAACCATGATCTGCAATAATATTTTTTTGATTATCCATATTAACTAATTCCCAATAGTCATGGCAGATACCACAAGTAGCTTTATCTTCTAATTGTGCTTTTCTTAATCTTTCAGCTTCGTAATCTTTTTCTAAATTTTTTGGTCTTTTACCTGATCTTACATTTGGTTTTAAAGATAATAACAACTCTTGGTCTTTTTTAAGATTTGGAAAATCTTTGTAAAGTTGAGTCATATCTAAATCAACAACATACTCTTTTGTTAATGAAATATATCTACCACTATAATTATTGTAAGTATTAAAAGTTGGATAGTGATAATTAAATTTATCAGGGTTATATAAACTTTTAGTTTTAGTAGTTTTTTTTAATAAACCTTTAAAGAATTTTCTGTACTTATTAAATTCAGAATTAAAAATATGTTTGCTCTCAATGATGTGATTAAAGTTTTCAAGTTCCTCATTGATAAAACCTTTTAGTTCGTTGTAAGTATAAGTTTTTTTCATAATGTCCTATTATGTTCATACTTTCGGTTGAATTACAACCCCTAAAATAATGGCTTAAAACCTAGCTTATTTAACATTAGATACAACTAAAACGATAATATTTAGTGTTTTTCAAATCAAAGCAAATCAGATATAAAGATAAGAGTTATGAAATTTAAAAATTATATGTTAGAGAGATACTAATGCGTAAGCAGTTTAAGTATAATATTTTCATAACATACTTTTAGGTTAGTGTTGGGCTTCTATCTCTCGGAAGCCCAGCACATTAAAAAGGATTTGATATGAATGAAAAAATAGAAGATATAATTGAAACACTTAAAAAAGAAATCATAAGCCTTAAAAATATAATAGATTCCAAAGAATTAGAAATTACAACTTATAAAAGTGTAAATGAAGATCACAGAAAACTTAATGGCCAATTAAGAAAAGAAATAGATGAATTAAAGTTAGCCAATGTTCAGGTAGTAGAAGATGTTAAAAAAGAAGCCGACAAACTTATGATAGAAAAAATTAAAAAGTATGAAAAACAAATTAGACAATTAAAAAAAGATGCAAAAGAGATGTTGCAATATCCATGATATTTTTTGGCTATCCAATACATAGAAAACATACAAAGATTATAATTATAATTTTAATTATTTTAGTTGGATTATTATTATCATCTTGTAAATATGATTTTGACCCAAGAACATCTATTTTAAAATATACTTTTAAAACAAATAACAAGGAGAAATAATGGAAACAATGAACCTAAATAGTAAAGAAGCATATAAAAAAATGACAGAAGCTTCTAATAAATGGAGTGAGTGGGCAGAGAAAGCTATTGTGCTTGATGAGGGTAAGAAAGCTATGTTTTCTAAATTATTTTTAAAATACAAGCTTGATACTAAAACTGTTATTGAAGCCGATCATAAAGCTAGAACTGACCCTGAGTATAAAAAGATTATTGAAAGTTATGCCCATGCTGAGAGTCAGCTTATAAAAGCAAAATTAATGTATAACAATTTAGATCGTTACTTATCTGTTAGACAAACAGAAGTAAAAAGAGATTTAACTCTTGCTGGAAAACAAGATGGATAAAATTCTTAGATGGCCATATGCTCCCATCCGAGATAGACCCATAACCGAGAGGGTATGGGTCGCCTTTAAGCCACAAGGTATTAAATTAAAAAAGGAGAATAATTATATGTTGTATGAAAAACTTTGTGGCTTAATGCCAAGTGATATTAAGATGTTCTAAATTAGTATCTTTTGTAATCTTCTTTGAATCATACTTATAGGAAATAAGTAATATATCTTCATATTTTTTAAAATCGTTTATCATTTGTGTAAGCTTTGGATGAGATGGTTCTGTATCAATAAATCTTAAACATACAAAATGACCATTAGGATAATAAGGACTCTCTAGCTGAAATTCTGCTTCTATGATTACTGCATCTATATCCATAAATACTCATTATTTTTTATTGTTCTTAAAGATTTGTGTTCCCTTTATTCCAAAAATACTCGCACATACTAAAATCCAAAGATTAGTGAACCATGATGGGAGTGCTTGGAAATGTTCAAAGAATAAATTAATTTTTGCCATAGCTTCAGGGTCATCTGACCATACACCATAGGCTAGAACTAAGATTGGCAAAGTTAGAATTAATAAAACAATTTCATCCTTATAGTCGTTTTGTCTAGCTTCTAAAAGTTTTCCTTGATATGCTTCTTCGCCTTTAGCCATTTTTTCTGCGTGGAGATATTGTGCATCTGCCATACGCATTTTAGTTTCTTGTCTTTTTTTATAGATATGACTACCAGCACTCATAGCCATTTTAATTGCACTTAACCACATTTTAAATCCTTTGCTAATTCTGCATAATGTATAATTTTATCGTATCTTTCTTTATCGCTTTCGCCATTCTTTTTTCTTATAGCATATTTTACAATATTTCCATCTATGAAATCTAAATTATGTTCTACAATCAATTCTATTGGTTGAATTTTTCCTTTATAGTGCTTACCCCCAACTTGTCTTGTAATCGCTGAATTAGACCCCTCTATGCTCGTTTTACATCCACAATTTTTGCACTTTGTCATACTATTTTACCAATCCACTTACCATTCTTATCTAGTACCATTGGATAAAGAATTGGTTGTCCATCAATTATTGCACCTGTTCCTATTACAAATCTTAAACGAAAGTTTTTTGCGTAACCAAAAGCTAAAGAACTTTGTTTTGTTAAGCATCCACATTGTAAAGACCAAACTAGATTACTTGGATTGCTAAAATATTGGATATTAAACTTTGAGTGGAAATGGAACTGACATACATTTTTACCATATTGCATGGCTAATTTAAGACCATCTGCCGCCATTCCATGAGTAAAATAACATTCAGAACCATCGCTTAGTTTAATGTTTAAATCTTCAACCCATTTCCAATTATTATCTACTTCTAAAAATTCATTATATGATCTTAGATAAGCTTTAGGCATACCATGTTTTAATGCTCGTCTATAAATTAATGATGAGTGATTAGAGTGTAATAATATCATTTTAGGAAATATCTTTTTAAGTTCCCAAATATATTTTTTACTAATTTTTAATTCATCTCCAGCACTAGGAAGATCAGGGTCGCTATCGTGAAATGATAATGCGTGTTTATCTAATTCATCTCCACCATTAACAATTAGATCAGGTTTTAATTTTTTTTTTAAAGCTTTTAAAAAGTCAAATGCTTGTGGATGATGGTATGGAATATGAAGATCAGAAATACATAAAATTGCTTTGTACATATAATGTTCTTTATATGTTATAAGTTGTGTTAATGCAATATTAGTGGGATTACATCTTCTTTTTTTTGTAAGTATAAGATTTTCCTTTACCTGACTTACCAGATTTTTTTGGAAGTTTCTTTTTACTTTTATATCCAATTCCTTTTGGCATTTTTTTCTCCTGTTTAAATAAACTATTAAAAAATTCTATACCTCTAAAAAACATATTCATCAATTAACAACCTTACCACCAGACCATTTCATATCTGGTAATCCATTTTCATAATTCTTTCCATCAAATCTTAAAACTTGTTTTCTATTACTACCCTCTGCATAAGAACAATGAATCCAACCACTATTAGCTTCTCCTGTCCAATATTCTAAAATCAGTTGGTCAAAATCGCAATTAGCTTCAATCCATACTGCTACTTGAAGATTAGATACTCCAGCTATTTCAAAATCAACTGCTTGTCCTTTTGCATGTTGTGATGTTTTTTTGCTACCAATAGCTTCGCATAATTCTTCAGAACGAAATCCTGAAGTAATAATAATTGGTTTATCAAATTTTGCTCTTACAGGCTCTAATACTGTATAGCATAAATCGGTTAAGTTTTTTATTTCTCCACTACCAGCTTTGTTCTCAATTCCTTTACGAACTGCGGTCATAGATTTTTCAAATTCTTCTAATTTAAAATGTTTTGATAATTGCATAATTATCTCGCGTTACAAGGTACTCCATTAGAATTAACTAGCGGTGCTTCTGCGAAAGCCATGTAGATGTATGTTTGACCTGAACCATTACCAGCACTATTACTTGTTCTAAATTTAAATCCATTAGATAAAAAATCCATTTGAGTAAAAGAACCTTCTGCACTATTAGTATCAGCAAATAATTCTTTATCCATTACATTTTCTGGTTCTCTTTTGTTATCATAAATAGCCCAGCCACCTGTTCCTCCTGTTGCTACTTTTCTCATAACCCAAGCTGGTCTAAATCCTGTGTAAATAAATGTACCATCAGCATTTCCATTTCCTGTGTAGGAACCAAACTTGCTGAAGCCTTGTTTTTCACTCCATAGATAACCAATAAATGTTTCAGTATTTGTATTACTGGTTATACCAACTGTAAAAACTGATGAAGTTGGAGCGGTATCGTTCCATCTAGTATCTCTATCTAAAGTTGCTTGAGTTTGATTTAACTCTAACATATCTGTTTCAGGAGCAGATGTATTTTTATGGTGATAAACTTGCCAGCCATCTGCTCTAGAATTGCCTTTAGCTATCATTAAGTGAGGAACAGCGGAAAGTGAGTGTGATACATTTTTTGAACTATTTCCATCTCCAGTATAAGCAACCATATCAAACCCAGCAGTAGCTGATTCTTTCCAGCACCAAGCAACATAGTCTTCTGTATTAGTATTAACTTTAACATCGGCATCTACTTGAAAACCATCGCTTTGAAAGGCATCTAAAGTATCGGCATCTGTAGCTGATGCTGCATAACCATTTGTGTGATGAACTTCAGTAGCACCTCTTAAAGCATCAAAAAAACAATGCGAATCTGTGGCATCTCTGTTTTTTATCCACACTACATCTGGTTGCATATCTGTATCACCATCTAAAGTGATTGCATGATTAGCAGCTCCATTTCCAGTATAATTAACCGCCTGAAAATATGCTTCTGGATCGTCTATTGTTGTATAAGCCATATTTATATTCCTTTTAACTTGTTAAAAGCCATTATCCAAACTCCGCTAAATTTTTAGTACATAATGCGTAATATCCACTAGGTACTGAGTATTCAAAATTGCCATAGCCATTGCCATCTGCGTTGCCTGATGAGATTGAAAAAGCTGGGTTGCCAAAGTTCATTGAAATTGTATCTGTTCCTGCAATACAACCTATTGCAACCATATAATGTCCATTAGTTGTTGAAGCTGGATCAGTTATACTAACTCCACTTTCACCTAATATAGAACCATTTTTATAAAAATAAATTTTATTTCCATCTAAATCTAAAGCAACACCTATAATATCATTTGTGGTAAATGTATCGTAACTAGCAAGTTCTGTGCTTCCACCACTTCCATCAGTAGTTTCAACTTTTCCTGTTTTTAAAATACCTAAACCATTTGTTTGTAAAACTGCTGCTGTTGCAGTATTACTAGAACTAACAACTGGTTGAATACCTACAAAAGGTGCTGATGATGAAAGAAATTTTGTTTCCCAAAACCATTTGCCTTGTGTTAAATAAAATGTTGATGAACTACTTGCTTCTCTACTTGATCCTGTAACAACTTTTAAATTACCTTCTGAAAGAGTTGCATTAGCATAATAATTATCAAGTGGATTCATAGTACAAAAATTATTAGTTGGCGAGTCCACCGCCTGATCTGTTGCGGCTAGATTAGTTTCTGTAAAATCCGTTCCACCATTTGCATCGTTGCCAAGATTATCACTCGCTTCAAAGTCTAAATAAAAACCATTCGTACCAAAAGTTAATCCTGATACATCTATCGGTTTCCAAATTGTCGGACTATCTTCATCAAATTCTCCAAAGGAAGTTGGCGTTAATGCTTGTCCATCTATAAAGCAAACTTCTGCCATATAACCATCAAAAAACTCCCAAGTACCAAGTTGATTACCTACAAATATGCCAACATTTTCATTCATAGTAGTTTCGTAATCTTCGGCTGGAATTGTATTAGTACTAAATGAAGTTACTTGAACTCCATTAACATATAATTTTTCTCTATTTGCCGCTGTTCCTTGTGTTGTATCTAATACCCATACAATATGATACCAAGCTGAAACATCTCTAAATTTCATATCAGTTTGTTTTTCTGTGGCAGTAGAACCACCGTCTACATGAGCAATATAAATATCGTTATCTGTATTAAATTGTATTCTTGTATAATTTTGGTTATCACCATCTGTACCTCCTGAAAAAAAATTTTGTGTTGTACCTAATACTCCTCTTTTGATCCAAGCACTAAATGTCCAAGTTTTTCTATTTCCAGAACTTCCATTTGTTTTTTGTAAATCTGGACTATCACCATCATTAAACCTACATGAGTTGGCTACTTCGTAACCACCTGCTGTTGCTGAAGCTACATTACCTGATAAAATTGGTATCATTAAATCTCCAATGTTGGAAATTCGCCTAATGGTCTTGTAAATGAACCATCAGCTTGTTCAGTATATTCGTAAAGAGTTGCTAAAGCATCTACATCACTTGCGTTATCAATAGCAGTTTCCATTTCATTTGATTTTGTTCTTACATTTGCTCTAAAAGTTGATACTGCACTTGGTACTGAATATTCTGCTACATCAGTTGCTTTAATAACATACCAATCTGTCGGTGCTAATAAACCACTAGCTTGACTTTTAATAATTCTTTTGTGTTTAGTTTTTAATCCTTCAACTTTAACATCACCTACTTCTTTATCGTCAGGTAAATCTCCATTATCTGAATCTGCTTGTGTCCATAAACTATCTGCTATTGCTTT